ACAGAAAAACGGCTTCTCTGACGGCACGTTCATCTTCCCGAACGGGAGTCAGTGCCACTTCATGAACTACGCTCAGGAAAGGCGGGTCATCGAAGGCGGCGAGTGCGATATCATCTGGTGCGACGAATTGGTGCCGCTGGACTGGGTGGAGACGCTGAGATACCGAGTCGTCACCCGTCGCGGTAAGCTCATCGTGACGTTCACCCCGGTGCAGGGGTACTCGAACGTCGTGAAGGAATACGTCTCTGGTTGCAAATACTTGGAGACTAAGCCTGCGGCCATTCTTGATCCTAAGCACCAGCACGTCCCTGGCGTCCCGCTAGGCCACATGCCGTATCGGGCGAAATCCCGAGGCAAGGACGCCGGCGTCGTCTGGTTTCACTCTGAGTTCAACCCTTATAACCCTTTCGACGAGCTCAGGAAGACCCTCGACGGTAAGACTGCTTACGAGCGAAAAATCCGAGCGTACGGCTGGGCTGATGGTCTAGCCGGGGCGCAATTCCCGAGGTTCGGGGACGCGAACATCCTGAAGGCTTCGGATATTCCGACTGAAGGCACGAACTTCATGGTCATCGACCCTGCGGGTGCGCGGAACTGGTTCATGCTCTGGCTGCGCGCCGTGGGGACAGGCGAGAACACTAAATGGTACATCTACAAGGAGTGGCCTGACAAGACCTACGGCGAGTGGGCGCTCCCGGACTCTAAGCTCGACGGCAAGGCTGGGGCGGCTCAGCGCGCGGGCGGTGGACGAGGCATCAACGAATACAAGGAGACGATTAGAGACGTCGAAGTCGATACGGTCATTTCCGAGCGCTTTATCGACCCGAGAGCCGGGGCTACCCAGGCGGCGGGCAAGGAGGGCGGGACTTCGCTCATTGAACTCCTAGAGACTGACCCTGACCCGATGTACTTCACGCCGGCGGCTGGGATTAAGATCGAGGAGGGCATCGCTATCATTAACGACGCGCTGGCGTACGACCAGAACCAGCCCGTCACGGTGCTCAACCAGCCGAAACTCTTTGTTTCCGAGGATTGCGATAACCTCATCTACTCACTGAGGGAGTGGACGGGGGCCGACGGGGAGAAGGGGGCGTCGAAAGACCCTATCGACTGCCTGAGATACCTCGTAGTCATGCAACCTGAGCAGGAAGACGAGGCAACCTGGAAGGCAACCCGTGGTGGTTCGTATTAATTTATGCCAAAAGACCCAAAAGACTATCCAATCGTGCTTTCGCGTTCGCTTGCCGAGGAAATGACGGGCATAGACGTACGAGAACTCGATAATCTTCGCAAGAAAGGTCTTGTCCGGTGTTTTAAGACCCTAGGTGGGCAATACCGCTTCCATAAGCTGTCCTTGATCCAATACATCGAGTCAAAATCCCACTACTTTACACAAATCAATGCAGAGCAAGTACAACAGGAACGATAAGCTCGTTTTTGCGAGCGATACGCCTGATATCCAAGAACTCCAGAGCGAGTTCGACCGTTCCTTGACGAACGGCGGGAATATCAGCCGCATTAACAGCAACGACGACATCCGCCTTGCTCGCTGGGAGGGCCAGAGCGACGACGGCAAGAAATACAGCCGTAATCAGCGCGATGGCGAGGGTGCTTTTCCGTTCGAGGGTGCTTCCGACGTCCGCGTTCGCCTCGTTGACAGCATTATCAATGAATTAGTGATGCTTTTGGTGAACTCCTGGCAGCTCGCCCGTATCCGCGTGACCGGGACTGAGTACGGCGACGCCAGCACCGCTGCCGCTGTCCAGACGCTTGCCCGCTGGATCGTCGAGAACAAACTCCGCGCCGACCTCGAACGCGAGGCTGAACTCTGGGCGCAATACACACAGAATTACGGCTGGGCGGTCATGCACGTCGGCTGGGAACGTCGCTTGGGTAGCCGGGAAGTCACCGAAACCCTGCCTACGCTCGAAGCGCGTGCCGCCATGGACGGCGTGCTCGCTGAAGCCCTGCGCCAGATGGTCGCCACGGGTGCGTCTGATATCACGGCTGATTTGTTCGCTAATGCCCTCGGCTGCTCGTCCGAAGAAGCCCGTCGCATCGCCATCGACCTGATTAACACCGGCGTCGCTTCGTACAACCAGCAGTACAACAGGATTAACCTCCCTGTTTGCGCCGCCCTGAAGCCGTACGAGGAAATCAGCTTCCCTCCGGAAACCCTAGACCTTCAGGACGCCCGCGTCATCTTCAAGCGCACGTTCATGTCGGAGGTCGAACTCCGCGAGATGATCAAGGCTGACGGATGGGACGAAGCCTTCGTCGAGGAAGCCGCGAACACCGCCGGCAAGTCCGCTTACCTCACAGACCCGAACCTCATCCCGGTCACGTCGAACGTCTCGAACGCCATGCACCGCGCGGACAACCTCATCGAGATCGTGTATGCTTATAGCCGTCAAATCGACGCGAACGGCGTGCCTTGCGTGTACTACACGATTTTCTCTCCGCAGACGAGCCAGGTCGAGACTTACGCTAAGCACACTAAGCTCGATTACGCCCACGGTGAGTACCCGTTCATCGAACTCCGCCGCGAACGCCTGAAGCGCGCCGTCGTCGAGTCCCGTGGCGTCCCTGAGATTGCCTTCACCGACCAGGAGGAGATTAAAGCCCAAAAGGACAGCCTGCGCGACCGCACTGCCTTTGAAACGCTACCGCCTATCAAGGTAAAGAAGCGACTCGGCACCCAGAACCAGATTGCCCCCGGTTCCCTGCTCCCCGTCACTACCCCTGACGATTACTCGTTCCTTTCGCCGCCCTCGGGCAATCCTACACTCGCCTTCAACCTCATTGATCGTGTGGAAGCCCAGAACGCGGCCTATTTCGGCCTGTTCAATCCTGCCGTCCCCCCGCAGAAGACGCAGATGACCCAGCAGTTCGTCGTGAACAACTGGCTAACGGCTTGGAGCCGGGTGCTCAAGCAGATGGTCAGTTTGTCCGTCCAGTACCTCGAAGGCAGCGAAATCGAGCGCATCGTCGGCACGCCTATCGTCATGACGCCGAACGAAATCTCGCAGATGTACGATATCGGCGTTTCTTACAACGTCCGCGAGCTCGACACCGATTACGTCATGGAGAAACTCAAGGCCATCGCCTCGTTCGTCGTCCCGATGGACGCGGGTGGCGTTATCGACCGCAATAAGCTCACGGCTCGGTTCATCGAGGCTATCAGCCCTGAGTCGGCTAAGGACTTGCTCCTCGACCAGAAGACCGCCTCCCAGAAGCTCTATAACGACGTCCAGACCGATATCGCTAAGATGATGGCCGGCATGGAAGTCCAGTACGTCGAGAACGACCCCACCGCCGGGACTAAGCTCCAGTATCTCCAGGATATCATCCAGAAGAACCAGAAGGCTCAGCAGCAGGCTCAGAGCGACCAGCAGTTCCAGGCTCTTATCCAGAATTACGTCCAGAACCTCCAGATGAGCGTCCAGCAGCAACAGAACAAGACCATCGGGCGCCTAGGCGTCACCCCTGTCTCGGATAAGATGGCGCAGGAGGGCCAGCAACCCGGCTATGGCGCTTGACCCGAAAGAAGTCAGGCGGACGCTCGGCTTCGAGAAAAACGAAGTCTTTGACGCTGTTCTCGCGTATATGGACTCTGCTATCGCCGCTGAAGTCGATCGTGCTATCTCTTATAGCATCGAAGGCGAAAAGAGGGTTCACGCTTGCGGACGTGCCGAGGCTCTTAGGGATTTCCGGGACTTGCTCCTCGCAGAGCAGTCGGAAGCCCTCCGAGAGCGCTTCGGGGTCAAGAATAATGCGTAATCTTGCCAAACCTCGCAAGCGGGGCTGACCCCCGTTGACTTACATCATTTTAGGGCGTTATTGCCCATACGTCCTCTGAGTGGACGCAAAACTCTCTGATTATGGAAGATAACAACAACGCCGAGATCGGAACGGCTCAAAACAACCCCGAGGTACAGTCAAACGCCCAGTCAGGGGCATTAACCCAAGATAAGCTCGCGGATATCCTCCGCAGCACCCTGTTCGCTGACGAAGAACAGGCGGCACAGCCCGAGGCCGGTGATGAGGGCGAAATCCAAACGGAAGTCAAGGACTCCAACGCCGGCGAAGCGTCCCAGCAGGACGAAGTAACCGACACGGAACTCCCCCAGGCAGAGGATGGTATCGACGAAGTTCATTCACAGCATACGCAAGACGACGAAGAAGACAGCGATCTTCCCAAGGGCGTCCAGAAGCGCATCGACAAACTCACGGCTAAGCGCAAGCAGGCCGAGGAGGAAGTCACCAAACTCCGCGAGGAGATGGAAGCGCTGAAACAGCAAATCCAATCGGCACCTCAGTCCGACCCGGCGGCAACTAGCGTCAACGACGCATCTAACCCGTTCGAGTCGCTTCAGACTAAGGCACAGGTCGAAAAGGAACTGGAAAACGCCCGCTGGCTAAAATACAAGTGCATGGAGAACCCCTACGGCTTTGTCCTTGGAGACAAGGAATACGGCCAAGAGGACGTCACCCGGATGTTGGTCAATGCGACGCGCGCCATCGAAGAACAGCTGCCTAAGCAGTTGGGTTCGATCCAAGCCCGCGAACAGATTGAGCCAATCGCCGCCAAGCATTACCCTTGGTGGAGCAAGCCGGAAAGCAAGGAATATCAAGTAGCCCAGAATGTCCTGAAGGTTTTCCCTAAACTCAAGGCGTTCCCCGACTTCAAGATGTTCATTGGTGATTATGTCAGAGGATACATGACCCGAGAAGGTCAGGTTGCTCAGGCACCTCAGAGGAAAGCACAAGTACAGCCCGTCCGTCCTACCGTAACCCCGGTCAAGTCCAAGCCCGCAGAAGTACAGGCTCGAACCGCCGTGGATCGTTTCCGCAAAACGACTAACGCTGAAGACCTCGCCCGAGTATTAATCTCCAAGAACTTCATTTAAGCCCCAACCCCAACTCATAAAATATCATGGCCCTCCTCACAGAACGCAGCCTCGTCAACGCCGGTAAGCGCGAAGACCTGGCGAACCTCATCTCCCTCGTCGATGCGAAGGACACCCCCTTCACCTCCATGGCGAAGAAGGGTGCCGAACCCGGCAACACCCTGTTCCGCTGGCAGGCTGACCGCCTCCCCGGAACGTCCGCCCCGACCCCTGTGGTCGATGGTACCGACGTCTCCTCGTACGACAACTACACCGTCGATGGTGCTACCCAGTACCGCGTCGAACTCTCGAACCGTGTTCAGGTCTTCCGCAAGGCTGTCCGCGTCTCGAAGCTCACGCAGTCCTCGGTCACTAACGTCGCCGGTGTCCGCGACGAACTCTCGAACAACGTCTCGAAGGCCATCACGCTCATCAAGCGCGAGATGGAAGTCGCGATGTGCGCCAATCAGGGTGCTCAGGTCGATAACGGCACCGTCGGCTACCGCACCCGTGGTCTGGACAAGTGGATCGTCACCGCCGCTAACATCGACACGGTTGACCTCCCTGCCGCTGCCTCCTCGTTCTGCCCT